GTGGTCTCCAAGTTCTTCTAATCCGAAGGTCCGTTATTTAATACGGACCATCAAAATTAGACACCGCCGCAATGAGCGGAGTCCCCGTTGCATCTGTGGGGGCACCGTCCGAAGCGTTGATGGTTGTCGCGAAGAGGGAACGAACATGGCTGAGTAGTGCAACACGCTCAGCATTGGTCGACCGTTCCGGCAACATGAACTCCATGACACAAAGACACTGATAAGCCAACGTGGGCCCCGGCGTGATGCCGTTGTACGCGTTGCCAACAGTCTCGAGCGTCGGGAGACCGACTTTTGCCGTAACACGGTAGATTCGTGACGCCTTGGTAGGCGGACGAACCGACAGTGAAACGAAGGGATAACCGACAGCAATTCCTGCTGCACGGTCAACCCAACGTGCGACACCAGGGGCGATAAAACCCTCGGGGTCAAACGTCTTGTCCACTCCGACAGTCGTCGACGTAGTCGTATCGACGGTGCCGATAATGGACGAGGTTTTTATGGAGGCGATAGCTCCCATAGTATTTATACTCCTGAAGAGATTTCCAAATAGCAAAAATTGCTAACTGGTGATCAACGGTTCTCGACTTACAGGATCATTTAAATGCCGCAGTCATAAGAGCCAGAGCATTAGCTGCATGAGTGACACTAACTCCACTCTTGAGAGACGGTAAACGCAGTCGCGGGAAGCTTATAAGCGTCACGCGATTATGCCTTATCGAATCCCTAGTGTAGTAAGCGCTCTCATCAATCTTTTGCCCGGTCGTGAATACGACACCCTGCAAGTTCACGTTGATGGTAACGTATTGCTTCATAAACTCGGTTTTGGTACCTCCCATAAAGGCCAACCCATCCCACGCTGAAAGCGCGGAAAGGTAAGGGCCGATAGGAAGAAACCAATCGACAACGAAGCTATACGGGAGAATTTCCCATCCGAGATTTATGGGATTTGTAAAACCGGTCTGCGCGGCGAATGCTTTCAGATGATCGTCCACTTTGTAACGCATCTTGAGTTTAACTGCATATTGTGTGAGGACCTCTCGGTCACACACAATAGGCGCGTACTCTCCTGCGGTCCTCTTTGGGCGGTCACTTACTACCACAAGCCGTTGAGCAGACCCGCGTACCTCCTTAACCGATGTATCCGCTACCATAAGTTTGGCAGTAGAACGCATCGCCCCTTCAATGTCTTGTAACAAAGGCTTCCACCCGTACTGGAGCTCAAGCCAATTACTGGCAAGAGTCTTCTGGTGATCGAGTGTACGCCTAGGAACATGACCTCTACGGGGTTTCCCTTCAGTCAAAAACCGTATCGCTTTGGAAAAATTGCCTCGTTTTAAGGCAGAGATCGAACCAGCTATCCTAGTCGCCGTATTGGCGATAAGACGGGTGGTCTGACCAAACTGCGCAAAATCCTGAGCAAGATTTCCCGAGATTTCACTCTCGGCAGATGCGATTAATTGATTGACGGCTTTGTTATAGGTGATGTCATCAGAAACTGATGGCACCGTAGGTATAACTGCGCCCCACGTATTCCCGGTACGATTCCACACATTGGTACAAGTCTGGACCAGTCCAAATTGGGGTGAATTCCAATAAGGACCCAGATAGTCCCACCTGTGTGAGTAGTCACGAGAATCCTTAGTTTGAACCTCGAGGAGGCTGTACGGATTTTCCGGCAGCTTTCCCCTCTTAAGAGATCGAAAATTCGGCGTCCTAACACCGGTGTAATACCTTTCATAATCCCAATACGATTGCCCCGGATTAGCAAAAACCGGGGCCGTATAGGTATGATTGGTAGCATCAATGTGCTCATTAGTTGTTGAATGAACAACGTATGAGGTATGGGTCACCGAAGTCGGTCTAAGAGGTGAACGAGAGAACGAACCAAAGGTGTAGCGCAGTTTCTTACGAGAAGATTTCTTCTTGTAAGCCGCGTGGGCTCTATCAAGCTTTCGCACGATAGAACCTTTGGGTCCAGTCAAGTTGACTTTCAATAACCGAACGTAAAGGATACCAGATTTTCTGGTCCAAACGTAAGGCCAAGGAAGCCGTATTCGCTTGACAAAGACACCCTGCCCCCGAACGGAACGACGAAGGATTGCAAATACACGCACATTCATCATAGAAGTGGCAGCGAACAAAGAATCAGTGATCGTAAATTCCTTAACGGGAATTTCCGACCCATAATACTTTGTCCATTTGCCAATTTCAATGACTGCTTGGGCAGTATCTACACCCTTCACGGTTCTTTGAGGAGGAAAGGCACTAGCACAAACGCTAGCCCAATAGGTATCGCCAACAGTTTTACCCATCACTATCACCTATGTTCTTGGGAGCTCGAAAGCCCTCAGGAACGACAAAATTGCTTGGGGGTTTAAAACCCTTACGCAAAATTGCTTTAGGAGGAGCGACGAAGTAACCCCTCTCAGCGATGCTG